GGAACTTGTCCCCTTGGAGCTGGGCTATCGATTGGTTCACCAACACAGGTGATGTTGTTTCAAACATCACCGATTGGGCCATCGATGGTCTGGTTATGCGGTATGGGTACATTATGGAACATACCATAGTGAAAGATACCTATACCCACGGTCCTCCGAAGGAACTTATTCCTTCGAGAAACCGTGCTACCCCGCTAACCTTTGTCACAGAGACAAAGATACGCAGGAGGGCAAACCCCTTTGGGTTTGGCCTTACGTTTGACGGACTAACCATCCGCCAACAGGCCATATCTCTGGCATTGGGCTTGACCCGATGGTAGAGGTAGTAATGACACTACCGTAAACCACCAAATCGCCTTTTCTGCATAGAGAAGGCAAAGGAGATCGCCTATGGCGTTTTCAGACCCCCAGACCGTTACGATTTCGGGTACCCCGATTTCGTTGCCCCGTGTCAACACGGGCAACAACGGATCTGAGTACATGTCCTCGGACGGTCTGGTGAAGCTCACCGCTTCCAATTCCTACGGGAAGAGGAATCGGCGAGTTCTCCGGCTCGAGCATTCGAAGATCACCACCGACCCGTTTATCACTTCGACGAACGTGAAGGTGGGGATGAGCAATTACGTCGTTTTCGACGTGCCCATCGTCGGTTACACTGCGGCTGAGGCCCTGGCCATTTGGCAGGGGTTTAAGACGCAGCTTTCCGCATCTTCGGACGCGCTCGTCAGCAAGCTACTTGCCGGCGAGAACTGATTCCTGACTACGGATTTGCCCTTAAATTGATGGGGTTCAGTTTGATCCTCATCATGTGGGCTATCTTTATCTGGAATCTGCTCGAGAGTGCTGTCACAAGTCGTTAAGATAATTATCGACTTGTTGCTTGATGCAGCTCACGTTTGGATAACGAGAGAGCGGTCTAAGCGACAGCGTTTCTGAGCCCAGCTATAGGCTAGGAAAGCGACCTCTATTAAGGAGGGGCTTTGAAAAGCCTATTGCATCTCTGGAAAGAGATAGCTGATGAATCAGCTATCAGATGTTGTACAAGCGCCGCCATGGACTGGAAAACAGTCCTAGGTAGGTACGAAAACGAGGGTTTTGGTTTTATGACCATCACCCTTCCTGATTTCGGAAAGGACTTCGAAAGAAGTCTTGACCGAGGCCAGGTTGATCGTCGTCTCTTTACCGGATTCCGGAAAAGAGGAGAGCTCCCCCTATTTCTAGGAGGTTTTCTCGATCTTGTTTTCGACCGTAACAGCGGTGTGTTGCTCGACGAACCTAGTGTCGACGCAATTCTTGCTATTAGGCAACTAACGTTGCTTGTTAGCAAGCTTTTTCTCAAGAGTAGCGATACTCGTGAGAGAAAGGCGATGCGACAGTTCATCGAGTGTGAGCAGGATGTCCGGGAAGCAGACGAAAGGAGGACCGATGAAGAAATTCACCGTTTCCGCCGCATGTCTGCTTTGCTTTTTCGGCACGTATTCACCCGAGTCGATCGCGAGATCTTCAACGGTGAAGCTGTGCCGAAGCACGGACCAGGAAGTACTGCTGATAAACTTACCGGAAACGGCAAGTATCAACAGTCCACTTGGCCCGCCCGCCTCGAGAAAGTCTTTAGTTCTTCAGACTTTCTCATTCCGAACTATCGTTACTACGATAGTTTGGAGAGGGTTGACATTCTCGAACCTGACGCCGAGATCCCTGTCAAGGTTATCTCGGTGCCTAAAACGCAGAAGACCCCCAGAATCATCGCCATTGAGCCTACTGCTATGCAATATGCGCAGCAGTCGGTCATGGAGCTCATTCTGGCCGCTATTGAGGTGGGTGACCCCCTCTCAAAGCGAGATAGATGGTTTCATTTTCATCTGTCTAAAATGATCGGATTCAAGGACCAAACGCCTAATCAGCGTATGGCCTGCGAAGGTTCGTTTTCAGGCGAACTAGCAACACTCGACTTGAGTGAAGCTTCCGATCGGGTCTCCTATCAGCTCGTAATGGACATGCTTCGAGACTGGCCTCATTTGCGTGAGGCGGTCTCAGCTTGCAGGTCCACGAAGGCTGATGTACCTGGCCATGGGGTTATTCCCCTAGCCAAGTTCGCGTCTATGGGTTCGGCGCTCTGCTTTCCTATGGAAGCAATGGTGTTTTTAACACTAATCTTCCTAGGGATCGAAGATGCGCTCAACACACAGTTGGGTCTGAAGGAGATAAAATCTCTTTCAGACCAGGTGCGTGTCTATGGAGACGATATTATCGTCCCCGTAGAATATGTACGCCACGTGATCTCGTCACTAGAGCGCTTCGGCGCAAAAGTGAATGAGCGCAAGTCTTTCTGGACTGGTAAGTTCAGAGAATCCTGCGGTAAGGAGTACTATGACGGCCAAGACGTTTCCATAGTCAAGGTCCGACAGTTATTCCCGACATCACGTGCGAACGCTACTGGGATCATCTCATTGGTAAGCCTTCGTAACCAGCTCTATGAGCATGGTTACTGGCAAACCGTGAGGTGGTTAGATCCTAGGATACGGAAG